TTATGAGTTCTCTGTGTCGTGTACGTTAAGCATTATTATACCATAATGTAGTATTTTTAGCAAGTCTTTTCTGTTCTTTCCTTCTTTATTTCCATAACGTTTAGCGTACTTCATAATGTTACCTAGAGTAAACCCTTCTCCATGTCCAGAGTCAATGATAATATCTGTAGCTTGGTACTTGTCAGAAGCATAGTGCTCACCATATGTACCATCAATGTAAGCCTTTAGTTCTTGTATTAATTCATCTTCATTAAATTTATAGTTCATCGTTTCTCCAATCATCAGGTAAAGTATCTTCACTGTACCATCTGAAGTTATTTGTTTCAGCCCATTCAGCATGGGTTCTTTTAGTTCCGTTCTTTCTCATCTTAGCTCCCGGCATAGGAGCAAATGGTTTTTGAAATAAGAATACTAACTCGTAATCTTCTACCATTTCTGTAAAAGATTCTCGTATCCATATATACTTACTGTATTCAGCATAATCCCAGAATCTTCCCTTTGCTTCTAGTAATATTATTTTACCATCAATAGTCTTTACAAAGTCTGGTTCGTAAGTATGCTGTACTACATAGTCAAGCTTATCCCAATGATGTTTCCAATCTTGTAAAATTGTTTGGTGTATATTATATTCCCAAGCACTATCATATCCTTTTGGTACGTTAGTTTTTTTGGGTCTAGGTTTTCTGGGAACTCGTCTAGGCATTTAAGTCTCCAAGAGTAATGTTGGGATTACGTTTTACTTGTTTATAAAACCACCTCAAACTGTATGCACTTAATAGAAATTTATTGTTAGCAAAGATATGGGTTTGTTCTGGTAAGAACTCATTAAGATTATTTCTATTAATCTTAGATGTATCTTCTCCATCTGGAACCATTGTTCTTAACCACTCAATTAATAAGTCTTCTGCTCTTCGTCTTAACTGTTTAGATTTTTTTTGATTCATAGTTCTTTACTAATTTCCAATAGTTTAAAATACTGTTAAACATTTCTGTATGTTTTGTTTGAGAGTCTCTATCCCATATATGACAGGCTATAAGTTCTTTGTCTTTACGATCAACAAATATAGATACTCGTTCTACATCATCAAAGCCACAGCCTTGAGCATAGGCTGACAACTGCATACCATGTTCATCATAAACTAAACGAGCAGGGTCTTTGCCTTCGAGATTATCTTTGGTTTTAAAATCTACAAAGATACCAGACTTAGAATATAAGTCTATCTTACCACCATAGCCTAAGTCAGCACAGAAAGAATCTTCTGCTATCCATTCCTCATCCGGAAAGTTTTCGTCTAACCAAGCCTGTATTATTTCATAGGTTGGATTTGTTTCTTCGCCTAAGAAACCTCGTTCAATCATAGCATGTATTTTAGTTCCTTGCTCTGCAGCTTCTTGTCCTATCCTTTTAGAATCTTGTTTACATCTGTAAGCAAAATCTTCAAGGGATTCATCTTCTTCTTTCTCTAAGGTAAGAGCAGAGTTTAATGCTTGGTTGATCTTCCAGTTTTCTAATCCGGGCTTGGCTACCATACTTAATACAGTAGTCACTGATGGTACTAAGTTATCTTTCTTGGCATCACGTAATGTAGTGTTACGTTCTTTACCGTTAGCACCTATAACGGTGTACATTGGTTCACCTTCTTGAGTATACCAATGACCTGATTCGGCTGATTTTTTCTTAGCCGACAATTTATTATATACTTCTTGGCTTGTTGTGTCAAGTGTTTTTGTTTTATTTTTCATGTTTTTTTAAATATCCTATTGCTCTTTCTAAAATTTGTATATTGTCTTTGAATCCTCCAAGACATCTATTACATGTATGACATAACCAACCTCGAAAAGACTCTGTTTCGTGACAGTGATCTATAACCCAAGAACCATTTCTTTTGTTGCCTAATCCATTTACTTTATCTGCTGTGCCTAAACATATAGGACACTGATAATTATCGTCTTGTGGCATACCATACTGTTCTTTTAATAATTTTCTTGCTTTACTTAAATGATTATTACAAGACTTGCATTCAGGTCTTAAAAAGTTTCCACCCGAAGCAGGACTAAAAGATGTAAGGGGTAATTTGTGATCACATTTAATACATATTTTACCATCCTCAAAAACTAATTCATCGTGATGATCTGGAAATAATTCTTGTTGTTTAGTGTGTGTCACTCCAATTACCTCCTACTTTATATTCGCCATCCATTGGACAGCGTAGATTAAAATGTTCACCTGCTTCTATAATACTTTTTACTGCTAACTCTCCAACAAAATCTGCTTGAGATTCTTTGACTTCTATCTGCCACTCATCATGGATGTTAGCAACAAATCTATAATCAATTGTATTAAGTCTTAACAAACTATCTAAGTTTACTAATGCTTTCTTCATTAAGATTGCACCAGCTCCTTGAAGCAAGGTGTTAAGTGCAGCATGTTTATTTCTTATGTATAGCTTTCTACCATCTAATCCTTTGAGGTAATTTTTTGAAGCTGCTCTGTCAACTCGTTCCTTAAGAGACTTGTATGTTGGGAGACTACTAAGAAAGCGTTCTCGCAACTTCTTACCTTCTGCTCTGCTTCCTTTAATGATGCTTCCAATCTTCTCATCTCCTGCTCCGTAAACGAGTGCGTAGATGAAAGTTTTAGCCTGATCTCTTGATTTAAGTCCAGCAAAGTTTTTGTTAGTCGTGTGAATGTCTCCATTAATAATTTCATTTATGTACTCCTTATCATCCATGTAATGTGCTAACATGCGTAGCTCTAATCCACTTGCATCTACACCTACAAGCTTATGTCCTTCTGGTACAGTCCAACAGGCTCGACATTCTTTACCATAAGGGCTATGAACAGAAGGAACTTGTGCAACGTTAGGGTTTCTATGTGTCATTCTTCCGGTGATAGTACCATTGGGAATAACAAAACCATGTATCCTACCATCATCCTTGACAGCTTCTACCCACGAATCAATCTGAGCTATACGCTTTTGCAGTAATAAAAAATCTGCTATAAGTTTTGCTTCATGGATATGAGTTATCTTAGATAATGTTTTCTCATCTACAATAGGTTGACCAGTAGGTGTAAATCTATCTGGCTTCCAACCAAAGTCTATAAGATATTCTCCAATCTGTTTACGAGAACCAAGATTAAACTCTTGTAAAGTTTGTCGCATAAAAGGATTGAAGTTGTTGGTATCTAAACAACGTTGATATTCTTCATCAGTCATACCACGCTTAGATAGATTGCCATCTTTCTTGATGTAGGGTGTGACCTCTTTTGTGTCTACCCATTTAGGTTTAAACGTTTCATGTACTTCTTCTTCTATCAGTTGTTTCTTTTCTCTAAGCTCTGCTAACAAACTTAATGCTGATTGCATATCAAAAGCAAAACCATCTTGCTCTTGTTGTTTCATAATCTTAGCAATGCCTTGTTCAATATCAATTGATTGAGGTGAGAAACCTTTTGATTCTTTGCGAAGTTCTTGTAGTACTCTAGTGTTTAACTGTACATCTCGTACACAATAGTTTAACATATCATCAGAGTAATTAAGATAATCTTCAAACTCAATCTTTGGATAGCCTAATTTGTATCCCCAAGTCTCAAGACTGTGACCACCATCACGTGTTGGATTGAATAGTCTGGATAAAACTAAAGTGTCAATAAGTTTTTTATCACTAAGATCAACTCCTCCAAACTTTTCAACAACTGGAATATCAAATCCAATAATGTTATGACCAATCAATCTGTCGGCTGTGGTAAGAAACTCATACCCTTCTTCTAACTTGTTAGGTGGGAACTTAAATATCTCACCTGAGTCAGGATTCTGGGCAACGATACACCATACTTTAGTCGCATGAATATCATCTGTTTCTATATCAAATACTAAATCCATTAAAAGCCTTCATCCCCAGAGTTATCAAACTCTATATCTTCGTTAGTTAATTCAGATAGTCTACCAGTTTCTGCATCATAGATAACTCTAGCTGCCATACCTACATCACCTGTGTATCTTGATTTAAGTACACGTAGTCTTGTAGTCCTAGCTTCATCGGGGTCGTCTGATTGTTGATTACGTTCTAATGCAATAACACAATCGGATAATTGACCAATACTGTTAGAGCCACGTAGATGAGATAGACTTACTTCAATACCATTCTCGTGTCCTTTGTTTCCATCGACACGTCTGAGATGGGATACAAGTATAATCCCTGCACCTGTCTCTTCAACTAAACTTCTAAGTCTAGTCATAATAGAATCAATGGCTCGTCTCTCATCACCTTCGTGTACTGCACTGACTAACATATGTAAATGATCTACGACCACCCACTTACAGTCACATCCAATAATCATAAAGCGAAGCTTAGTAAAGATATCATCAATGTCGTT